CCAGGTCGAGCCCGGCGAGGCGCTCCCCAAGACCACGATCGAGCGCGCCTATCAGTATCAGATGAAGATCTTCCGTGTCCGGCGCGGGATCGCGGTGCCTCTCCAGGCCATGAGCAGCGCCCGAGGCCGGCAGGTCTTTGGGAACGACTTTCGCAGCTTCGCCGCTCGGATGGGCACCTATTCGGCTCTCTACAAAGAGAGGTACATCGCCGGGATGTTCCAGAAGGGCACCCTCACCGCCGGATCCGCCGGCTACTTCCAGAACAGCTACCACAACAACGCCGCGACCGACGGTCTGATCTACGACGGTCTCCCCTGGTTCGACGGCGCGCACCCGCTCGGCGCGCGGCTCGGCTCGGCGACTACCAAGTCCAACATCGACACCGCCGGCGCCCTGACCAGCGCGGGCCTCGGCTCGGCGCTGGACGCTATGATGCTCACGAACGCGGTCGACGATCGCGAGGATGAGATCGTCATCGCGCCGAACGTGCTCCTCACTCCGATGGGATCGCAGTATCGGATCGCGCAGAAGCTGCTCGAGTCGAACCTCGACCCCGATTCGGCCAACAACGCGATCAACCCGTTCGCCGGCGCCCTCAACCCGCTCGGCTGGCGGTTCCTGAGCGACTCGGCGAGCTCCTCGGCGTTCTGGCTCACTACCCTCGGCGACTGCGGGATCACCGTGGTGGACTCCGGTACTCCGACGCTGGACGTCTGGTATGACCAGGAGACCGAGTCGTTCATGGCTGGCGTGGGCTTCTGGTGGGGGGCTGCGGTCTCCGACTGGCGCAAGGCCTACTGCGCCGGCAAGGCCGACAGCTAAGGGATCCTAAGAAGTGGCCTTCACCTATGACCTAACGACGACACGGGGCAAGGTTCGCCTTGCCCTCGCCGATACGGTCGAGGCAGAGGCCGTCTTCACCGATGCCGAGATCGACTATCTGATCTCCGAGGGCGGCACTGTCAACGGCGCCGCCCTCGCCGGACTCCGGATCCTGTTAGTCGACCGCGCCCGACGCGAGCGCCGATTCGCGGCGCAAGGCCTGACCCTCGACACTAAGGGTCAGGTCGCCGCGATCCGCGCCGCGATCTCCGAGCTCGGCGGGATCCCTACCGCCACAACGATCCAGCCCTCGGCGCTCCCGAGCGATGAGGGCTACACCGAGATCTATACCCCGCCCCAATAGGAGCCCCTAATGGCCATTAACGACGCTTGGGCCGTTCAGTCCGTCGCCGGATCCGAACTCGCCGCGCTCGATTCGAGCGGTAACCTCGACCTCAGCGGCACGATCTCGGCGAGCAATGTCAGCGCCGGCGGTCACAACACCGAGACCCTCACCGGCAACAAGACCCTCACCGGCGCCGATGCCACGTTCCAGCTCCTCGATCCGGGCGGCGCCGGGCGCAACGTCACGCTCCCCGCCGAGGCGACCTCGGCGGGCCGTTCGTTCAGGATCCTCAACCGCGCCGACGCCGCCGAGGATCTGACCGTCAAGGACGACGCCGCCTCAACGATCGTCACGATCTCGCAGAATGAAGCGGCGTGGGTTGTGTGCGACGGCACTTCCTGGGCTCACGCTGGGATCGAGTCGATCGCGCTCTCGTAATGAACAGCCCCGGGATCAGTTTCACGAACGCCGCCGAGGCCGCTTCGATGCGCGCCGATCTGCGGGGCATGATCCGCGCCGGCGCGGTCGCGGTCTCGTGCGTGGTCTCGACCGCGACCGCCGCCGCCGAGACCGCCGGCGGCACGATCGCCGAGACGCTGATCTCCGACACGCTCTCGGGCTATCTGACCGATGAGACGCGCGCCGGCGCGGATCCCTACGATACCGCCGAGGAGCGGTCGCGGATCCTGTATCTGGACGCCAGCGACCTCACGAGCGGACACAGCCCGAGCACCGCCTCGACCGTCTCGATCGCCGGGGTCGTCTATCAGGTCACCGAGGCCGCGCTCGACCCTCTCGGGGCATCGTGGGCGCTCTCGCTGCGGGTTGGGGCGTGACTCGTGCCGATCTCGCCTACCGACCGAACCTCGAATGTGATCGAGACCGTGCGAGCCTACCTCGCGACACTCACGATCCCGGGCTCGCCGACGATCACCCGCCTTGACGGGGCGCGCCCGGTTCGATCCGTCACCTCGCCGCGCCTGGAGTGGCAGGTCGAGCGGCTCGAGTCGGCGCCGCTCGGCACCGCGCCGAACGGATCCCGCGCGCTCGCCTTCGAGGCGCTGCTAACGATCGATCTGCGCTGGCCCGCCGCCGGCGACGGCGACGACGCGACCGAGATCGTTAAGGCCGCTGAGGAGATCGCCTACTCGTTCCGGCTCTGGTCGGCGTGGCTCCTCGACTACGGAACGGGAAACACGACCGCCCGACTCACCACGCTCGGCGAGCCCGAGCCGGCGACCCTCGAGCCCGTGCGAGACCAGCCCCGTCGCCGGATCCGCGTGCGCCTTCATTGGCTCTCGGCGTCGGATCGATAATGGCCCGCCTTGGAGTCACCCTTGAGACCACGTTCGACGCGCGCCGGATGCGCGGCGACGTCGCCGACGATCTCGAGGGCGGGCTCGTGCGCCTCGCCGACGCGATCGAGGAGGACACGCGCCGGCGCTGGTCTGGTTGGGAGGCCGGCACGGGCCGATCCCAGCGCGCATGGGAAGCGGTCGCCGTGCTCTCGCCCGGCGCGACGCGCGGCGACGTGCTCCTCGCCAATGACGCGAGAGACGATCGCGGGCGCCCTTATGCGGGACTCGTTCACCGCGCCGGCTCTCGGGTTCGAGAGGTCGAGCGCGTGCGCGCCCGCCTCGCCGCCCTCGCCGCCGTTCAGGCTGATACAATCGGCGAGGAGCTCGCCGAGACCCTCAACACGCCCGGGCCCTCTCGGGATAGGAGATAGACCGTGGCCGAATCCTCGCAGGTAAAAACCGCCGGGCATGGGAGCGTTCAGATCTTGGACGCGTCGACGCCGACCCCCAAAAGCTACACCCTGAGCTATGAGGAGGGCGATCTCTCGATCACCGACGTTCAGACCGAGAGCAACGTCGTTCACGATCGGTTCTCGATCGCCGGCGAGACCGCCGGGCGTCAGCAGCCCGGCGAGCTGTCGATGACGGTCCGCTTTCGCCAGTTCGCCAACACGACCCCGGGCGAAGATACGCTCATCGACGTGATCGAGCGCACTAACAACTGGTCGGCGGCGGTGTCGACCGGCGGCAGCGGCTACGAGTCGTTTCTCCATAAGTTGATCGTCACGGTCGAGGGGACCGACTTTGGCGATCAGTCGGATCACGTCTGGACGTTCGAGCGGGTGAAGCTCGATTACAGCTACGCCGAGGGCGACCCGAGCAACTCCCTCACGATCTCGGGCATCATCTACAGCGTCGGCACCCGGACGGGTCAAGGCACGTGATCGGCGAGCTCGAGCGCCTGGAGATCGCCGAGACGCTGCCGATCAATCGGCGGCGGGCGCTCTCGTGCGCGCTCGGGTTATCGCAGGGGATCCCGGGCTATCGTGGCGATCCGCTCGACTACGGCGGCGCGATCTGGCGGATCCTACGCGAGCGCGGGCTCGGCGATACCGAGATCCAAGCCGCCGGGCTCGCCGCACTGTCGCCGGCTACGGATCCCGCGCCGGCGCCGGCGCCGACTGCGGATCCTGAAACGCTACCGCCGGGCGTGCGCTCAGGATCCGAGGCGCAGTTCGAGACCTACCCGGGCGCGCCGGCGGATCTCGATCGCCGGATCGCCGCCGCCGCCCTCGACATAGCGCGCGACCTGGGGCGCCCGGTCGACGTGCCTCGCGACCTCCTCGCCGACTATCGCCCGGATCCCTTGACGTCGGCGGCGGGCGCCGAGGCGCGCCTCCAGATCGAGATCTATCGGCGGATCGGCGAGACCGTGCGCGCCGGCGAGGAGTAGCCGTGGCCGATGAACAGATCGTCAGGTTTCGATTCACCGGCGACACGAGCGAGCTCGACAGCGCTATGGTCCGCACCGAGGCGGGCCTCCAGAAGACCAGCGCCGCCGCCGGGCGGGCTTCTCGCGCCTTTCAGTCTGTAGCCATTCAGATACCCGACGTCGCCTCACAAATGGCGGCGGGCACTAACGCGACGACCGTCTTTATTCAGCAGGGGCTACAGGTCGCGCAGGTCAATATGGATCTGGTTACCGCCGGGCTGCGCACGCTCGCCGGCACGCTCACGGGCCCGGTCGGTCTCGCCCTCGCCGGCGGCGTTGCCGCGTTCTCTGAACTGGAGTCGATCCTATACGACTCCAGGCAAGAGGCCGAGCGGTTCAACGCCGCTCTAACGGGTCAGTATCAAGCGCTCTCGCCCGACCGGACCCGGGCGGCGGCGGCGGCGTATGGAAAGCTAAACAGCGCCGTCGAGGATGCGCGGATCCTGCTACTACAGGAGACCGGCGAACTAACCGCACTCGAAGTGCAACAAGCCAAGGCGATCCAGGCCGCTCGCGAGTTCGGCGACGTCAAGCTCCTCGAGACCGCCGCCCGAGAGGCGGCGCTACGGGTCCAACAAGACGAGCTCGAGGCGCAGATTCAATCGGGGCGCCTCAATCAAGAGGAGACGCTCGCCGCCCTCGCACGGGTTGACCAGATCCGTAGCGAGGAGATCCCCGCCGCCGAGGCCGCGACCGCCGCGATCCGAGAGGAGGTCGCGGCTAAGATTGACTCGATTAACTCCGATTACAACCGGGTCGCCTCCATACGCGCCGTCGAGGCAGCTGCCGCCGAGGCAGAGAAGGCCGCTCGCGAGCGCGCCGCCGCCGAGCGCGAGCGAGCCGCCGAGCAAGCGAGAGCCGATCGAGAGGCGGCGGCGGCACAACGAGAGGCCGATCGGCTCGCCGCTGAGGCCCGCCGGCGGCAAGAGGCGCACGACAACGAGGTAAAGCGAAAGCGGCAGGGGCAACAAGCCGAGATCGCCCGCACGACCGCCGAGTATCAGCGCAAACTAAACGAGGCGACGGCGGCGGCTATCGAAGAGGAAAACGCGATTATTGAGGCGGCGCTCGCCCGCCGAACGGCAAGCTATGAGGCGCACTTTGGGCGGGTCGCCTCGATATCGCAGTCTTTCGGGTCTCAATTGGTGCTTCAACAGGGCAATATCGGCGCGGCTCTGGTCGAGACGGGCCGGCAAGCGCTGGCGACCGAGACGGCAAATCTCGCGCAAGAATTCGCGCTCCGAGCCGCCGCCTATGCGCTTGTGGGCAATCTGCCGCAAGCTGCCGCATACGCCGCCGGCTCGGCGGCGCTCGGCGTGTCCTCGGGCGTGCTCCAGGCGGGCGGGTTGCGCGCCCTCAACGGATCCGGCACCGGGCGCGGGTTGCGCTCGGGTAGGAGATAGCAAGTGGCCAGCGAATACAGCCGAGATCAATTCGGCGCGCTCGGGATCCCGCTGCGCGAGGTCTCGCATGATCGGATCTGGGAAGCCGAGAGCACCTACTCGGAGGCGGGCCCGATCCCCGGGCTGGTGACGCCCTCGGCGACGGGTCAAGGGCTCGCCCTCCGAGCGCACGGCGCGGCGTCAAGCGGTCAAGCGCTCGACCTGCGGATCGCTCGCGGCGGGCTACCGGGCCCGCGTGGCGTGGCGGCGATCTGGCGCAATCAAGCGAGCCCCGTTGAGGACTGGAGAGGTCAGGATATCCCGACCGTCCTAACAGACCTGCGCACGCTGACCGACGGCGCCAATACCCGAGCGCGGGATCTGATCAGCCTACCGGACGGGCAGGCGATCGCGGTCTATGAGGAGCAATCCGGCGGCGCCTGGAGTACCAAGGTCCGAAACATGACCGCCGGCGGCGCCTGGAGCTCGGCGGTCACGCTCGCCGGCACCTCCTCGACTGAGCGATACCCGGCGCTTGTGCGGCTACCCGACGGGCGGATCCTGCTCTATCAATGGAAGCCAGACTCGGGAACGATCACCGATCCGGTGCTCCAGATCGAATGCTGGGACTCTACCGACAACGGCGCCGCCTGGAGACTATCCGCGCCGGGCGTGCTCCTCGAGCCGATCCCGACCTCAACGACCGCCGCCTCGAAGTATGTCGGTCTCAGGATCCGCGCCGCTTACAACGCTGGCGAGATCCTGATCATCGCTGGACTTCAAGAGGGATCGAGCTCGACCGCGACCTATAGACACGCTCTGGCGCAGTTCGCATCCTTTGACTATGGCCACACGTTTTCAAGGATCCTGCTTCAAGACGGGTCAAGCCTGCAACACGGCAAAGACCCTTGTGCGGTCGCCGCGCCCGGCGGCGGGTTCGTGGTGACTGCGATCGGTCAGATTACAGGGGTCGTCTTGACCTATGTAGTGCGGCTCGGATCCGCCGGCGCCGCCTTGCCGAGCCTAACCTCTGACCTGATACCAGACGGGTCGGCCTCTACCCTGATCGGATCGGCGAGCCTCGCCTCGAAGCTGTTCAGCGACTCCGACAACGGGCTCGCGATCACAGAGGACGGGACACTCTACATGTTTACGCGCTCGACCTGGAGCTCGCTCGCTGTAACCGCGAACCAATGCAACGTAGGCCGCTCTCGCGACCTCGGGCGCAATTGGCAAGCCCTCGGCAAGTCGCCCAACTTCAGTAACTCGAGTGCGGCGATCGACGGGAGTACGTGGTGGTTTGGTGATGACGCGAGCACGAGCCCGATCCGGTTTACCATGTGCGCGAATCAAGGCCGAATCCTCGGGATCTGCAATCATCAGGCGAGCGCCGGCACGAGAGGTAACGATCTGTCGATCCTGCATCTGGGCGGACATTCGCAGATCACCGCCGCCGCATACAGCGCCGATCCAGCCGAATTGAGGCGCGTCCACTTTCCGTATACGTGGCTCCCGTTCGATCTTCCCGACGCGACCGGCGGCGCCATAGCGGCGGGATCCCCGCTACCGTGGACGCTCACGAGCGCCGGCTCGCCGAGCGTCCAGCTGCGGCACTCGGCGACATACAACGCGCTTCAGCTCCAGATCACGACCGCGATCGGCGAGTCGAACTATTACGGGGTGACGCCGCCGGGCTCGCCGGTCGAGGGGCTCACAGTGTTCGCCGAGCTGTTCTACAACTCGGGCCCGTCGACGCCGACCCTGGAGAATGGGATCGCGATCGTGCTCGCCGACGGTAGCGACGATCTTGATCTCGAAGTGCGCCTCGGATCCGACGGGCTCCTCGTTTACGATAACAACGCCGCCGCGCAAGTCGGATCCGAGGCGACCGGGATCGCGACCGCCGCCGGGATTCAGATCCTGATCAGCGTCGCAGTAAGCGCCGCCGGCGGTCTCGGGCGGGTCTCGCTCTGGTATCGCGCCTATCAGGTGAACACGGGCAGTGATCGAACCTGGACTCGGCACCTCAACGGCGCGGCGCTTACCAACAATACAGGATCCCCGAGCCCGACAAGCTCGCTCGAGTGGGGCGCCGTCGCGACCGCGATCGCGGCTCGCACTTGCCGCTGGTCGGCGCTGCACTTTGCGGGCGATGAGTACAACGGCGCCGGCCTCCACTCGGCGACGCTACCCGACGACCTCCACCCGATCCCGCTGGGCCCGGATCCGGTGTGGATCGACTCGGGCGTCTCGATCTCGGCGGTCGCCGGGCCAGCGTTCGAGGGTCAGGCATACACGGTCGAGGCAGAGCACCGATACGGGCTCGATCGCCTCGACTGGCGACGCTATCCGAGCCCTCGCCAGCCCTGGAGATCGACCGGCACGGTCGCCGCCCGGATCGCTTGGAGGCTCGATCAGGGCCTCGGCGAGACCGCCTTTCTATTCGAGCGAGGCGGGATCGCGCTGTATCTGGAGGGGATCAACTTCCAGACCGGGCTACTCCAGGCGCACAACGGATCGACCTGGAGCACGATCGCTACCCTCAACGCCGCCGCCGGCGCTACCGGGCTCCCTTGGACCCGCGCCGGCGCTCGCGTCCATCCGGGCGCCTCGGCGGCGGGCGCTCGCTACTATCAGCGGAACGAGCTCGCCGGCGGCACGTTCAATCTGGACGGCGACCGCCGGCGGATTGTCGCCAATACCGCCGGGCTCTGGGTCGGATCCTCGACCTCGACCGTCAAGCGCTGCATCATCGAGCTCGAGGGCGTCACCGGCGCCGAGGCGGCGAGCGGCTCCTCGGGTCAGATCTGGGCACCGAGGCTCCTCGCCTATGTCTACTCGACCGCCGGCGCCGGCGCCGCGTATCAGGGGATCCGGGTACAGATCGACGGCGGCGCCTCTAACGTGCGCGACGCCTATCAGGAGATCGGCGCGGCGATCGTCGCCGGGATCGTGCCGCTTCCATGGTCGCCCGGCGGCGAGGGTAGCCCGCTCGGGTTTACCCTGGAGCGTCAGATCGAGGTCACAACGCTGCGCGACGGGTCGAGGTCGGTTCGCCGTCTCGGGCCAGATCGGCGCGTGTTTGAGATCGCGTGGCCCTCGGCGCCGACGGCGGGAGTCTGGCGCGCCAGCCCGGATCCCGAGTACGTCGCGACGACCTCGACCGCCGGCGCCGAGCCAGCGGCGAGCCGACACGAGCTCCCGTATCTGATCGAGGGGATACTCCGAGAGGGCGAGGGCGGGCCGCTGCTCTGGATCCCGCGCTTGGATCGGGGCCCGCCTGACTCGGGCGTCTTGACCTCTCGCGAGCGGGTCGCGCTGGTTAGGGTCGCCGGCGACCTGGAGCGCCGGGTCGTCTATGGATCCCCGATCTCCTCCGAGGTGGTCGAGGTCGAGGGCGTGCGACTCGAGGAGGTGCTTTAGTGTTCACTCGGGCGCAATTGGACGCCGAGGCGCCGATCTGGATCCTGCACCTATCCTATGCCGGGCGCTCGCTAATCTACGGATCCGAGGCGCTCGCCCTCGCCGACGCCGCCGGGCTCCCCTTGCCTGCGATCCCCTACCTGAGCGCAAGCGCCCACGAGGAGACGCTCGGGCTATTTGAGGCAGAGCCTCGGATCCCCGAGATCACTGTTGACGTTGTACCGCCTCACGATCTCGATCTCGCCCTACTGCACCGGCGAGGGATCGAGCTGGTTGGATCCCGCGCCGAGTGGTCCTGCGTCTACCCGGGTCAGACCTGGGATGAGCGCATCCGACTCCTCGCCGGCGAGGTCTACTCGGCGACGTTCGGCGCCGCCGGCGAATCGGCGACGATCTCGATACGGGGCGCCGACGTGATCGATCGAGGCCGGCTCCTCGACCCGACCGCCCGGGTCAACGCCGACACCTACCCGAGCGCCGGCGCGAGCGCCGAGGGCGCGGTTTATCCGCTCGTGTTTGGACAGCCGGGCCCCTACTCACACCCGGACGGCACAACGGGAAACACGAGCGGATCCCCGGCGCTGTTAGTCGAGAGCGCTCGGATCCTGATAGCCGGGCACGCTACGCAATCCGGGCGCGACGGGTCGACCGTGCGGATCTTCGCGAGCGACGACACCTCAGAGGCGTTTACCGCCGAGCATACGACCGACGGTCTCGGGCGGCTCGTGTCCACCGTCGACGTATCCGGCGCCGCGACGCTGACAGTCTCGGGCGATCTGGAGTATTGGGCGCGGTGGGATAACGGCGGCGGTCTGATCGCGCCCGACGGCGGCTCGGCGGGCCGTGCGGGTCAATTGATCCGCGCCCTCATGCGCGCGTCTAGCCTGCGAGGCAACGCCGCCGCGATCACGTCGGCGGCGATCGGCTTGGATCGCTATCAGCTCGCCGGCTACGTCAACGATCCCGAGGCGAGCCCGCTCGGGTGGATCCTCGACAACCTGATCCCGCTGCTACCCGTATCGAGCGCGCCGACCGCCGACGGGCTCGCTTGGATCTCGTGGCCGCTGGACGGCGGCGCCGAGCGGGCCGTCGCCGATCTCCAGGTCGGGCCCGATCTGCAACGGGTTGGACGCGTCCAAATCGAGGGCCGAGACCAGATCCTAAACGCGCCGACCCTCGAGTATGCGCTCCGAGCCCGCACCGGCGCCTATCAGGCCTCGGCGACGATCTCGCCGATCGTGCGGGCGCCCGAGACGGCGCTGACCGCCGATGAGGTCGAGATCCTCGGCGTCACAGTGCCGATCTCGAGCGTCGCCGGTTACTCGATACCCTCCTCGCCGATCTCCGAGGTTAGGTCGGGATACGCCGAGATCAGCGCCGGGCGATATGGGATCCGCGCCGAGTCGACGTCGACGGATATCGTATACGAGAGCGATACAGCCGTTAGGATCCTGCGAGATCGGGTCAGGATCCGAGCGTTTACGCGCACCCGGATCCGATATGAGGCGCATCCTCGATACGCTCATCTCCGAGCCGGCGACGTGGTAACGATCACTGACGCCGAGATGCACCTCGCCGATCAGATCGCTACCGTCGCCGCGCGCCGATGGGCAGAGGGTAGCGTCACCCTCGATCTATTGCTCGTGTCGGATCCTATCCGAGACGCTCAACCCTGATCACAAGGCTCGGCGCTCCACTCGTGCCGCCCGTGATAGTCGCTCTCGAACGCGACACGCCAGCCCGCCGGGCCGGGCCAGATCGACCATAGGATCGGCTCCTGGGTACCCTCGAGCGCGAGCCAGGGATCGCCGAGGTGCAACACCTCGATCACGGCGGCGCCGGCGGGCTCGCCGTCGACTGTATACTCGGCGAGCTCAGCGCCGAGGTAAACACAGGCGCCCTCGCCGAGACGGAAGTCGGGCATCTTGATCGGGTAGGCGATCGGCATAGGATCCGAGTAGCAGGCGATCGAGAGCAAGAGGGCGAACATGCGCGGATCCTAACAGCGCGCAGGGTTGACGCGTCCAGACTTCTCGCAATTCGGGCGCGATCGCGATAGGATGGGCGCGACTGGAGGCTCCCCGTATGGCTACCGACCTCTCCGCCCTCGCCGGGCCCGCCGCTACCAAGCGAATCACGATGGACGCCAGCGCCGGCAACGCCGAAGAAGTAACGCTTCCCGCGTGGGCGTCGGCGGTACTGATCAAGATCCGCGACGCCGGCGGCACCGACACGACCGGATCCTATAGCTACGCGGGCACCGACGGCGCCGCGATCGGTAACGATGTGATGTTGATCGACACGAGCGGCGCGGTGATCTATGTGCGAGCGAACCCGGGCGAGGCTAACCTGCGTACCGTCTATCTCGCCTCCGACTCGGCGGGCGGATACGCGCACGTCGCGATCCTTGAGGCGCAGTAGATGCTGATCCTATCCCCGAGCCTGTATGCGGGCGGCGCCGGCGGCGGGCCCGCTTGGACCGACCTCGACCTCACCGCCGCCGCCGGCGGTCAGGATACGCAGTCGCAGATCTCGGGCGTTACCGCTGACTCCCTGACGATCGCTAACGGGGCCGCAACGTATACAGTGCTCGCCGATGTAGCGGCGCGGTATTGGACCGCGCCGACGATCCCGGGCGCCGGCTTCCTGTTCCTGGAGCTCGAGCTCTCGGCGGCACTTCCGAGCGCCGCCGCGATCGGGATCGGTCTCGCCGCCGACGCTACAGACCTCACGACCACACCAAGCAACTGGATCGGGCGCAAACAACGATTCGGATACACGACGGTTCAACAGTGGGCAAAATGGGGCACGGGGATCACGACGACCAACGGCGGCGATCGATCGAGTCACCGCACGATGGGTATCATGGGGGTCTGCAACTCCGATGGGTCTGTTGGTACGCTGTATGAATACAGCCGAGACGGCACCGGCGCGGCGCAGGCCTATCTCATGACGCCGACGCAGGCGACCGCCGCCGTCGGCACGTTCTCGCACGTCGTCATCACCGCCGCGCGCACCGACGACGCAGGATCGGCGCAGGCCGTCTCGATCGCCGGGATCCGCTATCAGTTCGTGCCGGTCAGTTAATGGCGACTCATTGGCCACCGCGTCGGGTGATCGTCCACCATACCGCCTCGCCGCGCACGTGGACCCGCGCCGACGTGCGGCGGGTCCACGTCGACGGGCGAGGCTGGTCTGACGTCGGGTATCACTGGCTCCTGAGATACCCGAGCGATGGATCGCCGATCGAGCTGATCCAAGGTCGCCCCGAGGATCAGATCGGCGCGCACGCGCGAGGGCACAACGCGGGCTCGATCGGCGTCGCGCTGATCTGGCACGCTGGCCCGGGCGCCGGCGCCGCCGAGGTGCCGCCCGAGCTCCTCGAGTCGCTCGCTTGGCACGTCGCCGGGATCTGTCGCCGCTACGGGCTCCAGGCCTCCGACGTCGCCGGGCACCGAGAGGCGCCGTGCGCGACCGACTGCCCCGGCGACCTCCTCGACCTGGACGCGCTTCGGGGCCGCGTGTCTCAGCTGCTCCCACTCGACCTCTCCTCGCCGACTCTTTACGGGTGATCCAATGACTGACCCGACCGAATCCTCGATCGCCGCCGACGCCGCCGATCTCGATCTCCTGCACTCGCTACCCGCCGACCGCGCCGATCTCGAGTCGCGGCTAAACGCGCTCACGGCGACCGACCGCGCCCGACTCCAGGCGATCACCGGCGCCGCTCGACCGCGCGCCCGTCACCTCCTCGAGCCGATCCTAAGATGGAAGGCGACCGCGCCGGCGCTCGCCGCCGAGGCCGGCTCGGATCCCATCGCCGAGCCCGCGCAGGATCCCGAGCCCGCGCAGGATCCCGAGCCCGCCGCCGAGGTCGAGCCCGCCGCCGAGGTCGAGCTCCCGCCGGCGGCGCCCTCTACCAAGACTGCCGAGCGCCGGGATCCTGCGACGCTCGCTGCCGCCGCCGCCGCCGCCCTCTCTACACCCGAGGATCGATCGATGCCTACCACTCTCGCCGCCGCCGCCGCCGCCTCGCCGTTGATCCAGCGTCTCGCCCGGGGGCGCATCCTCGCCGCCGCTCTGGTCGCCCTCCGAGACCAGATCGGGCCGATGCTCGACACCGCCCGCGCCGCCCTCGCCGACGGCGATCTCGAGGTCGAGGAGATCGACGCCCTCGCCGCGCAAGTCGGGCCCGTCGCCGCTTCGATCGTCGCCGCCGCCGTGCCTCCGATCGCCGCCGTCTCCGAGGAGATCCGCGACGCATTCGGGGCGCATTTGGTTGGACTTCTCGCCGTGGTCGCCGACGGTCTCGCCGAGCGCCGGTCGCTCGGCGCCTGGATCGGCGCGCTCTCGGGCCCGCTGCGCCGCCCTCGCCTCGCTGAATTGATCGGCGAACTCCTCGGCGGTCGACAGCTCGCCGGCGCCGCCCTCGCCGAGTGGGCGTTCGATCAGGGCGACGCGCTCGCCGAGATCCTCCCCGATCGCGATCTCCTCTCCGACGCGCACCGGGCCAGCGCTCTCGGGCACCTCGCCGCGATCGTCGCCCTCGCCGTCTCCGAGGGCCTCGGCGCCCGTTGACCTGGAGCCCGCCCTCGGCTACCATCGCCCCGGGTCGCCGGCGAGCGACCTCCCGAGTGGTATCGGTAAAGCAAAGCGCCCGAGGATCTCTCCTCGGGCGCTACTTGTTTGGACCGCCGGCGCTCGCTACTCCTCGGCCAGCTCGGCGAGGAGATCCAGGTCGAGGATGGCGCGGCTCATGGCGCAGCCTCCAGCGCGGCCACGAGGGCCTCGGCCTCGGTGTCGTAGGTGGGCAGGACCAGCGCCGCGAACGTCGCCTTTCCGCTCTCATTGAGCCACGCGCCCACGCCCCACTTTTTCGCCTGAGATTGGTAGGTGCAGACCATCGGCCAGTCACCCGGAGCGCGGTTTGGCTCGCACGCCTCTCGCACCAGCGCGAGCAGGCAGCCGACGGTCGCGGGGTCGGTGAGGTCGGGCACGTCCGAACGCGACACAACGCCCTCGCGGATTGCCCCGTCGTTGTCCTCGTAAACGACAGAACGACGTGCGTCGAGGACACGCGCCGGGTGCTCCTCGTTGCAGGAATCTAGCGCCAGCATGCCTGGCATCCACCGCCAGTGCTTACAGGCGACGGCGCGGCGGGATAGCTCGAAGGTCGTCATTCTTCGTTCTCCATCGAGCGGACGCCGCGCGCCTCGGCGGCGGCGAGAGCCCGCCCTCGGATCCAAGCCGAGACGGGTTGACCGTCGGCGGCGGCGGCGGCGGCGAGGATCGCCCACTCCCGATCACTGATCTTGATCTTGCGCGCGTGCCTCAGATCCTCGGCGGCGAGCGGCGGGCGCCCGCCGCGATTCTTAGGGGTAGACATTAAGCAGCCCTCCGAGCGGCGGCGCCGAGACGCCAGTCGATCCAGCACTCCACAACGGTATCCACAGTGCCAACCGTCAACTCCTGCGGGACGCGCCCGCAGATCGCGAAGCAGAAGCCCCAGAAGGCGCCGTGAAGGTCGCGCGCCGCATAGCCGAGACCGTGCTCGCGATTGACCCGGGCGATCTGGCGGTGCAGCTGCTTTGCATGCTCGCCGCCCCAACCAATCGCCGGCGAGGTCGAGTCGCCGCTCGGGTAGGCGCCCGCCTCGAACGCCGAGACCGCCCAGATCCAGCGGTGCGGGCCCTCGAGCTCGGCGGGCGCGTCGGCGAGGAGCCGCTCGGCGCGCTCGCGCACGTCGGCGAGCTTGATCGAGTAGCGCTCGGCGGCGATCAGGGCGGGCGCGTGGTAGGCGGCGCGGAGGATTTTGATATCGCTGCTCATGTTCTCTCTCCCTTGTTACCCTCTACTCTTAACGGGGCCCCCTAAACCTGTCGAGGATATTTATCGGGGCCCCGTTATTTTTTATCGGCTCGCCCGGGCGATCCGCTCGCAGTGCGAGCACCGCCCAGAATCCGCGTCGATCTCGTGAGCCCAGCGCGCATCGATCTCTCGCTTGGGGCCCCGCCCACACGCCACGCGCTCGAAGCCGCTCGAGCTCGTCAGGATGAGGTGAGCGCGCGACCAATGATCACTCTCCAGGCCCGCGATCCTATAGGTATACGCAGCCCACTCCTCGCCGGTCTCGTCTCGATCGGCGCCGTCCAGCTCCTCGCCGGTCCCGGCGCCGAGCGCTTCGATATGCTCGCTAACCAGCCGAGACAGCTCCGCGCGCTCCTCGCGCTTCAGGAGCGACCACCAAGCGTCAAGCCCGGCGACGTGATCCGATCCGTTGGCAACGCCGAGCGCGTGCCTGTACGCATCGTGACGGAGGCGGGCGTAAGTTCCTGCGTCGATAGAGTGTGCGGCGTTGATCATGTTCTCTCCCTTGTCGGTGCGGCTCGATTGCCTTTCGACACCTCAATATTATAGGGCCCCCTTAAACCTGTCGAGGATATTTTTCGGGGCCCCGTTATTTTTTTTCGACCCGCCCGAGAGGCCCCTCTCGCTGTATCAGCGCCGATCGGCTCGGCGGTCGATCTCGCCGCCGGCGCCGACCTCGAGCCGCTCGGCGCCGGATCCTGTACAGCTCGCCGACGACCGCGCCGCCGGCGAGGATCCCGAGCAA